CACTGAAACAAACTCGTGAAGGAATTAATGTTGTTGGTGAAGACTTTATGTTAGCAACAGCAGCAGATATAGTGGCTGATCCTTCAGCACCAGATGCATTTGTATCTGGAATTATGGAAGGAAAAGATTGGGTATGGGATGGAGGTGTTCTTCGTGAGAAGTATGCTGAAAGAACATACAAAACAATTAACACATTGGTAGATCAGAAGAAATTAGATGAGCAGAAGTTAAATCTGTTCAATGATTTCCTTCAAAATCTTTAAATAATAAATAAATATAGTTTAATTACTACCGCTGAGCGGAGAGTTTACAAATGTCTCGTGGAGATTTACAAGAAATGGAAGTAGGCACTAAACCATCCAAGGGCAACCCAGTTACTGCAAATGCAAAACCTGGTGATCCCATGCCAAAAATGGCAGATCCTGGAACACAACTAGGGAGTGTAGAAGATTTAGGTGGACCTACACCAGAAAACTACAAACCTGATGATGATTCTGCTAAGTTAAAAACTGGCAATACACTTAAACAGGTTAGAGATGTTGTAAATAAAGGTGCTAAACCAGCAGATCCCATGAAGGGAATGTCTGCAGGTCAAGCATTAAAATCTGGTGATGAGGTAGAATTGGACAATGATCAAGAGGTAGTTGCAGAAGATGAAATTGAAACCACAGATGAAGTGGTTTCAGAAGAGGAAGAAACAGTAGAAATTGACATTGAATCTGATGTCAATGCTCTTCTTGGTGGTGAGGAACTATCAGAAGAGTTCAAAGAAAAAGCAAAAACTGTATTTGAAGCTGCCTTAAATTCAAAGGTAAATGAAGTTAGAGATCAATTAGTAGAAAAATATGAAGCTAGTTTAGCAGAAGAGATTGAAGCATCTAAGAAAGAGTTAGCAGAAAGAGTTGATTCTTATCTTGAGTATGTTTCAGATGAATGGTTTGTAGAAAATGAACTAGCAATAGAGCATGGACTCAAGACAGAATTAACTGAATCATTCCTCTCTGGTATGAGGAATCTTTTTGAAGAAAATTATGTACAAATTCCTGAAGATAAATATGATGTCCTTGAGAGCATGGTAGAAAAACTTGATGATATGGAGACTAAACTCAACGAGCAAATTGATAAAAACATTTCACTCAATAAGAGACTTGCAGAGTCTGTTGCTGATGGAATAGTTGATCAAGTTTCTGAAGGGCTTGCAGCCACACAGAAAGAGAAGCTCGCCTCACTTGCTGAAAGTGTAGAGTTTGAAAGTGAAGACCAATATCGTGAAAAATTGGAGACCCTGAAGGAGTCCTACTTCACAGGTTCAACTCCAAAGGCAACAGGAGAGACACTTACAGAGACTGTAGAAAATGGACAAGATGTTTCTAGTTCAATGGCTGCATATCTTAAGACTCTAGGATCTGTTGCAAAATCCTGAATTTAACATTTCAATCAAACAAAAACATTAAGAGGTATTAGCAAATGTTCAATGCTGAACATCTGCAGGAAAAGTGGGCACCACTTCTCAATTATGAGGGCCTTGAAGAAATTAAAGACTCCCATCGTAGAGCAGTAACCGCTGTCCTGTTAGAAAATCAAGAAAAATTCCTAAGAGACGAGCAAGCATTCGCCTCAGGTACAAATTTAACTGAAGCAGTTCCAACCAACTCTGCCAATGCAGCAGGTGCATCTGGTGGTTTCAGTGGTAGTGCTACAGCTGCAGGTCCAGTTGCTGGTTTTGATCCTGTTCTAATTTCTTTAATTAGACGTTCAATGCCTAACTTGGTTGCCTATGACCTAGCTGGTGTTCAACCAATGAGTGGTCCTACTGGACTAATCTTTGCAATGAGATCCAGATACAACAATCAGTCTGGTAATGAGACATTCTTTGATGAAGTTGATACAGCATTCTCTGGTCAGTCTTCAGGCAATGACCTAACATCTGGTTTCTCTGATGTTACAGCTGGTTTGGGTACAACTGCACAGTCTGGAACTAACCCTGCTGTTCTTAACCCAGTTGGTTCTGCAACATCTACTGCATTTGATACTGGTCAGGGCATGGTGACTGGTGACTCTGAAGCTCTTGGAGATGGCGCTGGTAACTTCTTTAACCAGATGGCTTTCTCAATTGAGAAGATCACTGTTACAGCTAAGTCCAGAGCACTAAAGGCAGAGTACAGTTTAGAACTAGCTCAAGACCTTAAGGCAATTCATGGATTGAATGCAGAAGCAGAACTTGCTAATATTCTTTCTACTGAAATCCTTGCTGAAATTAACAGGGAAGTCATTAGAACAATCTATAAGATTGCAGAGCAAGGTGCTGTTGAAAATACTGCACAAGCTGGTGTATTTGATCTAGACATTGACTCCAATGGTAGATGGTCAGTTGAGAAGTTCAAAGGTCTTCTCTTCCAGATAGAAAGAGATGCTAATAGAATCGCACAGAGAACTCGTAGAGGAAAAGGTAACATCATCATGTGTTCTGCAGACGTTGCTTCTGCATTAACCATGGCTGGTGTCCTTGACTATACACCTGCTCTCAACACTAACCTTAATGTTGATGATACTGGTAACACATTTGCTGGTACTATCCAAGGTAAGTATAGAGTATACATTGACCCATACTCTGCTAACTTAGCAGCAAACAATAGTGGTCTTGCTCAAGGCAGCAACCAGTATTATGTTGTTGGTTACAAAGGTGGATCACCATATGATGCAGGTTTATTCTACTGCCCATATGTTCCACTACAGATGGTTCGTTCAGTGGGTGAGGAAACCTTCCAACCCAAGATTGGATTTAAGACAAGATATGGTCTTGTTGCAAACCCATTCTCTGAAGGTCTTACTCAAGGTCTTGGAAGACTACAAGTTAACAGCAACAGATACTACAGAAGAGTTGCAGTTAAGAACATCATGTAAGGCAGATAAATATATTTGTCCATACAAAATAGACAAAGAGAGACTCCTTTGGGGGTCTCTTTTTTTATCTAAATAATTAAAAAAGATAATGACAGCAACAGGATTTAGAAATCAAGTACAGAATAAAAACTTTTTAAGTCCAACTGGGTTTAAGTTTATCTTAAATAGGGCACCAAAAGTTGTATTCTTTTCAAATCAGGTAAACATACCTGGCATCAATTTAGGTGTGACAGAGCAACCAACATATTTGACTGATATACCCATACCTGGTGATAAGATAGAATTTAATGATTTAAATTTAAGATTTTTGGTAGATGAAGATTTAGAAAATTATCTAGAGATACAGCATTGGATTAGGGGTTTAGGATTTCCTGAAAGTTTAAAAGAGATATATGATTGGCAAAAAAGCAATCCTAATGCCTCTGATGGATTATTAAATTATTATTCTGATGGTACATTAAATGTATTGACTAGTTCACAAACACCAAACTTTAAAGTAAAATTCTTAAATATGTTTCCATCAGATTTATCTGATTTAAACTTTGATGCTACAGATACAGATATTGATTACTTGACAGCAGATGTAACTTTTAAGTATACTATCTATAATATAACTGACTTAAATGATAATCCTTTATGAGTATAAGTCTTGAATCAATTCAAGAGATGTGGGAGAAAGATTCAAAAATAGATAGAGACCATCTACATGAAGAGTCATTAAATATTCCCTCTCTACATGCAAAGTATTTTGAATTATATAATACTATATTTCTTTTAAGAAAAAAAGCAGAACAGCAGCGTAAAAATATTCGTCATGAACGTTATGAATATTTTGCTGGAAAAGCAGATCCTGAGGTGTATATTGATAATCCCTTTCCAAAAAAGATAAGAGATAAGGATACAATGCAAAAGTATCTTGATGCTGATGAGAAACTATCTGCTTCAAATTTAAAGATTGATTATTATGATACCATGCTTGTCTACATTGAAAGTATCTTAAAAGTAATTCAGAATAGGACATATCAAATAAAGAATGCAATAGAGTTTATGAGATTTAATGCTGGACTGGGTTAATAAATACTTGTAGCATGATGACTAAAAGTGACAAAAGTTATAATACAAAAGTCAAATGAAGTCTATTTAAAGATAAAGGCAGAACCACATGTTGAGTATGAATTAAGAGATCATTTTACCTTTGAGGTAGAGGGTGCTAAGTTCATGCCTCAATATAGAAATAAAAATTGGAATGGTGAAATACATTTATTTGATTTAAGATCTAAAAAAATTTATGTGGGTTTGTTAGATAAGATAGTATCATTTTGCAATAGACATGAATATGCATATGAATTTTTAGATAATGATTACTATGGAGCACCTTTTGAAGTAAATCAATCCATATCAAAAGAAGGTGTAAAAGACTATATTAGATCCATTACTAAATTTAAACCAAGAGAATATCAGATAGATGGTATATGTGATTGTTTAAAACATAATAGAAGACTATTAGTTAGTCCTACTGCATCAGGTAAATCTTTAATGATTTATTCTTTAGTTAGATATTATGTTCATAAAGATCAAAAAATTTTACTGGTTGTTCCTACTACGTCTTTAGTAGAACAAATGTATAAAGATTTTGAAGAGTATGGATGGGATGTAAAAAATCACTGTCATAGAATATACTCAGGAAGAGAAATAACTAATACAAATGAAGTAACAATAACCACTTGGCAATCTGTGTTTAGAATGGAGAAATCATTCTTCAAAGAATATGACGTCATAATAGGTGATGAAGCACATCTATTTAAGAGTAAATCATTAGTTAACATAATGACTAAATTAGAACATGCTAAGTATAGATTTGGATTTACAGGGACATTAGATGGCACACAGACCCATAAATGGGTGTTAGAGGGGTTGTTTGGACCATCATATAAAGTAACCAAAACAGAAGAATTGATGAGACAAGGGCATCTATCTAAGTTAGATATACAGTGCTTAGTTCTTAAACATCCACCTAAAAAATTTAAAACTTATGAGGATGAACTGCAATATTTAATATCACATGAACAAAGAAATAAATTTATAACTAATCTTTCTTTAGATCTAAAAGGAAATACTTTAATACTATACAGCAGAGTAGAAAGTCATGGATTGTTATTGTATGAAAACATAAATAAAAATAAGAAAGATAACAGAAAAGTCTTCTTCATTCATGGTGGAGTAGATGCTGAAGAAAGAGAATCAGTTAGAGAGATCACAGAAAAAGAAAATGATGCAATCATAGTTGCATCCTATGGCACATTCTCAACTGGTATCAATATTAAAAATTTACATAATGTTATCTTCTCTAGTCCTAGTAAATCTAGGATAAGAAATCTTCAATCAATAGGAAGAGTTCTAAGAAAAGGTAAAAACAAAACTAAAGCTATACTCTATGACATTGGTGATGATTGCACATATCATTCACAAAAAAATTACACACTCAATCATCTAATTGAAAGAATTAAAATTTATAATGAAGAAAATTTTAATTATGAAATAATCACTATACAACTAAAAAAATGATGGAAGACGATTTTTACGCAACTATAAAATTTAAATCAGGAGAAGAAATCTTTGCAAAAGTAAATTGTAATGAAGATGGAGATAGAATATTTTTATTATTAAATAATCCAATTATGATGGAAAAAGTAAAAAATAGAACAGGAATCTATGGATATAAAGTTGAACCATGGATAAAAACTAGTAGAGAAGAAATATTTCTAGTTAATATTGATGATGTCTTGACAATGAGTGAGTCAAAAGATATGGAAATTATCTTAATGCATGAGGCATTTAGAAAAGCAAATGAATATGATGATCGTACTGAAATTAAATTAGATAGAAAAATGGGGTACTTATCTTCAATAAGTGATGCTAAAAAAGCGTTAGAGAAGTTATATAGAAACAAGTAGTATATACGTCCCTCATCAACCTCCACAAAGGTATTCTAATGGTATTTTGATACCTTGTCAACTATTGTGTTGAATGCTATAATAACTACATAATAGATAGAAATATAATGAGTATCACAAGAACTATGGGCAGAAGAAAAAGATCTGAGCATTATGTAAATAATAAAGAGTTCTTGGCAGCACTCATTAGATATAGAGAAGATGTTGAGATTGCAGAAATTCAAAAGAAAGAAAAACCTAGAATACCCAGATACATAGGTGAATGTTTTTTAAAGATTGCTACTCATTTATCTTTCAAACCAAACTTTGTCAACTACATGTTTAAGGAGGATATGATTTCTGATGGCATTGAAAACTGTGTACAGTACATTCACAACTTCAACCCTGAAAAGTCTCAAAACCCGTTTGCTTATTTCACACAAATTATTCACTACGCGTTCTTACGTAGAATACAGAAGGAGAAGAAGCAATTGGAGATTAAGAATAAGATTTTGGAGAAGACTGGATATGAACAGGTATTTGAAAGAGATACTCTTGACGATTCCAACTACAGCGATTATAATCAAATCAAGGATGCTGTCCATTCTAAGTTACGTAATTAATGAAGGTAGCAATAATTACAGACCAGCACTTTGGATGCAGAAAAAATTCCAAACTGTTTCA